TCCACCATGGTCCTTGGCGTACTGCGCTTTCCACGCGTCAGCCGACGCCTTGAACGCGACCGGATCGGTCGGGTTTTTCTGATGCAGATCATTGAGCTCAGTCGAGATGACGTTACTGTGCTGCGCAATCGTGCCGACTTCCACGGCGTGCTTGTAGGCCTGGCCGGCGCGTCCGACGATCAGCGAGTTAGCGGGGTCGGCGACCGAGACCGAGCCATCAGGATTGCGCATGACTTTCTGCTGCTGCAGATCCTCGGCCGCCTGCTCTTTGGCCTGCCGGGTCGCGATCTCCATCTGCGCATCGGCCACGTCGCCGATCGCCTTCGCCATCAGGTTGGTATTGCCGATGATGTCCTGCTTCGACACCGAGGAAGTCGGCGCCTCGGACGTAACGATGCGATCGGGTACGGTTGCGAGTTGAACCATCATCAGCCTCCCGGCATTCCGAGCCCAGCGATGCCTTTTGCAATACCCGCTGCCGCCGAGATGCCGCCGGCAAACAATGCGTCGCTCGCCGCCGATTTGTAATAGGCGGCGTCGTTCCGCTGCTGGGTCGCCTGCGCCAGAATGCTGTTGACGGTCGTGGTCTTTTGATCGGTGCCAAGCATTTCCTGATTGTCCCGGAAGGCGTTGCCGGTCGGCGAGGTCGGATCGGTATTGGCCGCGGCGCGCACCGCGTCGATGTTTCCGAGCGTCTGGTTGAGGCTACGGGTCATCGCGCCGCCGGTCTGCACGGCTTTCAATTCGCCATAGACCGCGGCCTGCTCCAGCTTGGCCGCCTGGAATTCGTTGGCGGCGGCGACGCCCTGAGACTGCAGGATGGTCGAATAGGCCGACAGACCGATCGACATCAGCGAGTTGCCGCCCGCCGCCGAACCGCCGCCGCCTCCAGAGCTACCCATGTTGCGATCCGATCATATGGTGACTTCCGTTGCGAACTCCGCGATGAGAAGCGGGCCCGGGGTATCCTTGATGATAGCGGCGCGCGGGTCGAACGTGCTGCCTACCGGCGCGTATGATTCCACGGTCTCGCGCTGGGTCGGCGGCAACAGCGCGTTCTCGCCCGCGTTATAGGCGGGAACATTGCGCTGGTTCATGATGGTGCCGAGCGGTGGCGAGGTCGGCAGTTGCTGGGACGAGAACAGCCCCGCCATGTAGAAGCCGGTCGAGTTGATGACATAGACGTTGAAATACGAATATTGCCGCTTCTTCATCCGCTGCCCCGCGTCAGCCCCGGACTGCGCATCGGGTGCGAATGGCTCGGCGGTCATCGTCCATATCTGCCCAGCAGCCAGCGAGGCCAGCGTCAGATCCTCGCCGCCCTGCCCCTGCGGAACGATAAAACCGTCGGCGTCGATCTGATAGACGCCCATGTAGCGCGTGCCCTGATCCATCAGCGAGACGGACTGGTTCGGGATCCACCACAAGGGGCCCTTGCCAGGAGGCGCGGCGAACGCGGTCGGCAGCGCGTTCACAAACAGGTTTGCGTCCATGTAAACGGAGTCGTCGAGCTTCTCGCAAATGGTCGCGCCAAAATATTGCGTAGTGAACAGTACACTGGAATTCCACGCGGATATCCACTTGACCGTTCCGGCTCCGGACCATGGCCCCCACCCGATGGCGCCCTCGACCTGGCCGTCCTGCGTTCTGTATTTGCCGCACACGATCGACCCGTCGCCATTCAGCACGTAGGTATAACGTTCCTCGAACGTGCTATCCGCTGTTGGAGCCGCGATCGCTACGATGTCATCGAACAAGTGGCTGTGGAATTCAGTCAGGCTTTTGACATTGAACGGACGATAATAGGCACCAGGCGCGACCACCGCCATCACGCTGCTGCCGCCGGCATTGATATACAGCACGGTCTCTTGGATCGCGCGCGGTTGCACCTGTGCCGAACCATCGCTCGACAAAATCTTGAAGGCCACACTGCCAGGCTTGAGCGGATTGGTTTCGTTGATCGGAATGTAATAGACCTTCTTGTCGCAGAACACGAGTTCCGAACTCTCCGGACCCGGGACCACATAAAACACCCGCACCTTGGCGGGAGCGATTTCAAACATGGCGCTCGCGGGATCTGCGCCGACGTAGAGATCGGTGGGCGAATTGATCGCGCTCCATGAGATGCCCTCCGGCACCGCCGGGAAATCGCAGAAGCCAAGCCTGAATTGATCGACGAACACCGAGCGCGGATAGCCGCGCATCGGGTTCATGACTTCCTCGTCCCAAATTGTCGTCGGCGCCGGAACGTCGATCGTCCCGGGGCTGGTTGCAGGAATGCTTCCGCCAGGACCAACAATCGTGTCCGCATTCGTGAATGCAAGCGTCCCGCCTTCATCACCGGCCGGCCTGAAGATGCTTAGCGTGGTTACCGGCGATGAGTTCGTGTTCAGGAGTTGGATAGTGACCGAATTCGTCGGGGCGCCCGCCATCAGAAAAACCTGACCGATGGACCCCGTCACCGAACCGCGCACGACATCGCCGACACTGAATACGGTCGTTGGATCTACGGTCGAAGTAATTGTCTGGTGACCCGGCAATGCTTCTTCAACATCCGCGCCGCAAGTCAGGCTTGGATATGGACCTGGTACAATGGTGATCAGCAACTGACGATTGATGTAGCGGATGCGGGTACCGACCTGTGCAGCCGTGAAGATGGGTTCGGATGCCGTCACCACGACCGAGCCGGTCTGCGCTGAAGCAACGATCGTCACGCCCTGTTTTGTGATCCGATAGAATGGTGTCCGCTTCTGCCCACCCACAAGCTGCTCGGCATAGTCGGCAATGCTCCATCCCGAGACTCCATCCCATGTCACGACTTGAGGAATCATGCCCGGGAAGGTGATGTAGATGGACAAGCGAAATACCGCATAGACGATCTGGTTGACGTTCAACGCCGTCCAGGGCAATACCGCGCCGTTTCCCTGGCTGCCAAACGCTGCCACCTGCGCACCAACAGAATTATAAATCCGCAATTCGCCGTTTGACGAAAAGCCGAACGCAAGCTTGAAATCGTTGCCCGGCGACATCGTTACTTCTTCGATGCGCGAGGCTAGGTTGGCCGGAAACACTGCAGATCGCCCGGAGCGGTTCTGGAAACCGCCGGCATTGAGAATACGGGCATTCGCCATCTGGCGCAGTCCGGCCTTGCGCGCCGGATGATCGTCACGCCGCTTGAGTGCGACGTCGATCTCGCCGTAGGAAAAATCGAACTGTGAGCCCTGGATTTGTTTCGGCATGGCTCACGTCCCGGGCCAGCCGGGCCTCCCCAAGCCGGGAGTGGTAGGCGAACCCGGCCGACGGCTGCGACGCGAGAGCGTCATCCGCGAGACGAAGATCGCCCGCTTTGGCATCTGCATGTCATGGCGCGCCTTGGCGTCCTTGAGCATCTGCATCGCGCCTGCAAACATTCTGCCGGACTCGGCCACATCCTTGTGGATGCCGCGATAGATGCCCGACATCACGAACATCTGCAGCACGATCACCGCGGTCGGCGTCGCAAAGGTCGGGTCGGAATTGGTCGAGAAGATGCCCTTGATGACCACGGGTAGCGCTGGGCCCGGCACGGCTGCCGGCGGTGGACCGCCGCGCGAATTCACAATGAGCTGATCGTGCAAAAGATCCCAGACGCAGTCGCGGTCGTTGACGCGAACCATGATCAGATGAACGAGATCGTCCGGCAGGTTATAGGCGGTGTCGAACCGGAGGTCGGCCGGCGCAGTGGGATCTGGCACCAGCGTGCGCCATTCGGTCAGCCAACTCCACGAATGGCTTTCGCAGACATAGGCCAGGCCGCGCTCATAGGCGGGCGATGCTACGCCCCATTCGACAGAGCCATCATCGGCCACGGTCGGGACATTATCCCCCGTCTGCGACAAGGCGGACGAAATTATTTCTAGTTTTGAGAGGGGCCACTGAAAACTCGCCATACGCGACCGTCTGCCGGGCTGGCTTCAATCGCAACGTACCCACGGGATTACTGCTGGTAGCCCGAGGAATTGACGTTTGCCGCGGTCGCCGTGCCGTCGGCCGTCGTGGTGATGGTGATGGCCGTATTGATGGCGCTAGCCGGGAGACAGGGATTGAAGGATTTTGAAAATGTGAGGCCGGCCGCGGTGGAGGACATCTGATAGGTCTTCGATCCGCCGACCAGACCAGCCACGACGATTGGGCCGACCGGCGCAGTGCCGCCGATTGCGGAGACGTCGAAATCGCAGATGTAGGTAAGTTTGCCGGCGGCGGCTGCGAGCGTGGCGACAACCGCGCCGGTCGTGCCCGAGGCGTTACCAGCAATCGGAGTGCAATCACCACGGGCAGAGTATCTGTCCGGGCAGGACATGACCTGCGCCTGGGCCGGTACTGCCAGCGCGAGCAGAAAAAGCAGTGGGGCG